GGGGAAAGGCCGTTGAGCCTCAAGACATTCCATGAACTCGTCAGTCACTCCTACAGAAATGTTAAAGCCTTGGAGATCAGTTCCGTTATTCTTGGTGGTTATGAACTGTTCAATGTCGGGGTGGTCTATCCGCAATACACCCATCTGCGCTCCGCGTCTATGGCCTGAGCTTGCTATAGTCTGACACACTGCGTCATATATCTGCATAAAACTCACAGCCCCTGAAGCTTTAGCGTCTAAAGATTTAATACGGTCTCCGCGAGGACGTAGGTTACTGAAGTCGTAGCCAATACCCCCGCCTCTACGCATAGTCTCAGCGGCCTCTGTAGCCCGTTGCATGATAGAGTCCATACTGTCATCAATAGTTCCTGACACAAAACAATTAAAAGCGGTGGTTTGTCTGGCGGCTCCCATAGCATTCTGGACCCTCCCCGCAGGCAAGAACCGTAAGTGCCGCAGAGTATCTTTAAAGTCTTCAAAGTGATCAGCGCTATCCTTGAGGGAGTCGGCGATTCTGACAACTTTAGAGTAAAAATCCTCGCCGGTCTGTCTGTACTTAATTGTATCTATCTCGTCGGAGATAGGCAAGGTCATACCATATTTCTTAGATATCATATTCTACTATTCCTTACCAGTCACAGGGACTGAAATGTACGATGGGTGAAAAGTTGTAGTGCGGTGATTAATCTCAGCCTCTGCCTTTGCTTCTTCTTTCTTCTCTAAATTCGCCATAGCTCTCCACGCCACTTGCTCCCAATCTCCATCAAGGATGTGGCGCATCATTGCGTCTAACTCGTCACCAGACTTAGAGCGGTCCCAGTGCAAAGTCTCTGCTGTCTGACCGTGCTGAAGTCCCCCTATTAAACTAATCTTGGCTACAGCGGATATAGCTCTAGGAAAATAATTGATAAACCCAGTATAAACTGGAATGTCTTTACGTGCTTGGGCATCTTCAGGCAACACTGAACCTTTGCGCTTCTGAGCAAGAGCGCTCTTATTAATCGCGTCCCACTCGTTAGCCGATACATCGTCGATACTGTAGTTAATTGATTCCGCCATAATAGTCCTCTAAAAAATAAATGTTGTTGTTGATGTTGTTAATGTTATGATCGCGCTTAGTATCTTTAAGCTTAGAAGCGCTCTTAATCTTTTTAAACTTCTTCTTTCTTAAAAACCTATCACGTCTCTCGTCTTTACGTTGGTTTACCACGGTCAGCCTCCTTGGGCTTAGAAGTCTTCTTAGTAGTTGTCATAGCCTCTTCTCCGTATTGACCCAAGAGTCGGGTATACTATACTCACTAAACCACCTAAAGCCGTTAGCACTTGCCCACTCTCCGTGAGTTCTTTTGGTTCCGTCCTTCCTTACTTTTGCTTGAGGCATTGGAGCGTTAGGGTTAGCGAACAAGAATACTAGCTCTTCATTTTCAGGTAACGCTTTACTAATCCAGATATACTTACTATACTCCGCGTAATCCCAGAACCGCCCCTTTGCTTCAAGCAGTATCTTCTTACCGTCGATCTCCGAAATAAAATCCGGCTGATACTTATGCTCAACAATATAAGGAATAGCTTCTGTATGAAACTCCCACCCTTCTAAGATCCCTGTATGAAGTTGATACTCCCAATTAGAGTCATAACCTTTAACAAGGTCTTTCTCCACGGGACGCTTAACGCGTGGTTTCCTGTAGCCCTTCCTTATCTTTTTCAATGTAGAACACCTCCTGTTTCGTAATCAATATGTTGTTGTATTAATGTATTGATAGTCATCCATGTATCTAAACTAATAGTATCTAACTCTCCTGAGCCTTCAGTAATGTACTGGGAGATAGATAAAAAGTACACGTACAACGTATCTAAGGCTGGTGAAGACATTGTATATCCCTCAAAGTTATTGTCTCTATATCCAGAGCAGGGTTGGATTTTAACATCTTCTTTATCTTATTACTGATCCACTTAGGGTGATACGCATTCAAGTACGTAGTGCGTCCTGCATAGAAATGCGTTTGATCAGGCATAAACTCAAGGCAGTTATCTGTCGTTACTTTTGACGCCTCTTCTTCAGAAAGGATTGTCCCAAACCACTCAACAATAATCTCCTTTACTTGGCGCGTTATCCGCTTAGACACTTTACGGTTCATAGTAAAACTTCCTCTACTTTGGGTTCAACTTCAACATGGGTCAGATAAGTCATGCCGTTGGAATAGCGGAAGGCTCGTAGACCTTCTCCATCATTCGAGTCCTTATGGCATTCAAACTTATACCTACACCAGCTACATCCTTTAGGTAATTTAATGTTTCCTTTCTTACCGTCAGGTATCGGATTATAACACATCTCTGGCTTAGAGTCAAGGTCTAAAGCCTTAATAGTCTCAGTAATCTTATCCGTAATTATAGGCTTATCAAAGTCGTCGGGCTGATACATACATAACTCCCCGCTCTCTTTGTTGATTACAAAGAAACCCCCGTGTTCTGAGCCTTCGGCTTCTTCGTAGCCTGCAAGCTGTCCGAGATACCCAAAGGGATCGTCTTCGGCTAAGGTCCCTTGCCTGAACTTATTAAACGCGAAACGCGAAGCCGTCTTAACGTCAATGACTTCACCGTTTATCTTACAGTCCATGTGGCCCAGTACCCCCTTAACGTCCACCTCTTTCTGCTCGTCGGTAACAGAGTAGCCAACCATGCGAACAAGCATAAGAGCTATCTCCTCTAGCATATGGCCGTAAAGAAACTTAACTTGTGTTGGACCGTTGATAGAGTTATTAACATTCTCGTCGCGTTTCTCGAACCATAACTGACGCGCAGGCTTTCCTATATTAGACATGCGGAGAGTAAACTCCCTGTTACGCACAGAGGGACGCGCCCAAGACTTCAGAGCCTCGCGTAAACCCTCTACAGTCTTGTCGATGTCATCGTCTGTTAAGGGTAAAGGTGTCCCGTCTGAAAGCTTCTCTAGCTCCGTATAGATACTAGGTACTAGGTCTCTAAGATCTTTCATGCTTCTAATCCTTTTATCTCTTGTTTAATTAAAGAAAGCGGAGCCTTGAACCACTCCCCCAGTCTATCAAACCCTGAAGCAGAAAGAATCAGGTGTATGTTATTCTCTGCCTTACGCCGGTCATCAAAGAGCTTAAAGTACTCTAGCTTAAAATCTCTATAAGGACTAGAGGTTTGATAGGATTTACATCTGTCTTCGGCGTCTACAGCCATCCCCACTTTATACCACCCTTCCCATGCAGGGTTAGAGGCTACGTAGACATGCCCCTCCTGAGACTTAGCATAACCATCAAGAGCATTGAAGGCCGCTTCCTCAAAGTCTCTGTAGCGTCCCGGCCTATGAAGGGGGTGAGACTTTGGGACATACTTCCCGCCTACAAACATTCGTGATCTGTTCTTGCGGATATGAGACTCTAAGGTTTGGCGCTCTCCGTTGCCTCTACTGGTTACGCCCATGTACCACCAGACACCATCTTTAAAAACTGCGTTCTTTGTGTTCATCACTCTCTCCTGTTGCAATTTTAACTATTTTATATTTCTTCAAAAGCCTATAGATTGCAAATCCAATAACTCTCTCATGGCCCCTGTAAGTCTGAATCATGTTGTCGTCATTTACATTGAGTTCCGAAGCCTCTCGAACCGCCTTTGCCATCTCTTTACTGTTTGGGTAACACCTGTCTGACAAGCCATCTGCCAAGTATGCCTCTGCTAAATCACTAGCTAACGCATTCGCAAGCTCATAATTTTCTTCATTCATCACTCTCTCCTGTTGAGTGGGTGGATGAACCCCACCACTCATTTTCAATATAACAGGCATTTTTCCCGCAGTAATAAGTATTGCTAGGCATTGATTCTGCTAAAGCATCAGCAAAATCATCAGCGACATCCCAACAAGAGCATTCAACCCCTTTTAATATTACAGTTTTATGTTGTGGGCCCGAGTCCCTGCGCGTATCTGCACGTACGGACAACTTTATGTCATATTTTTTCATCACTCTCTCCTGTTGAACTCTTCGTAATGGACATTGCCTTTACCTTACCTCCACCTAACTGTGAAAGTAACATGTCAGCGTTGTCGATTAAGAAACCTTTAGCCTTGTATAGTCGTCTTGTCAGAAAGTGATCGAAGGTTATAGGCATTGCTATACTTAAACCCATATCAATAGCTTGGTCAGCTATTCTATGACATTCGTTCATCCCCATACATACTATGTGGTAATCTTTCTCCGCTGATAGTTTTATCAGGTCAGTCGTTTTACCTTTTCCACGATCTTTATAAATTATTTCCATTATTCTCTCCTGTTGCATAGTCAACCCATTCGTGTCAATAATCTTCAACATATGTCCCTGCCGGTGGTTCAGGAAGCGGCATCCAGTGTGTGACATCCAATGAATCTCCATCATCAAAGGCTTGCCCTAATAAAACTCCATCATCAAGGGTTACCCATTCGTTAAGAATCCCGTCGTAGTAAACCATACTTAGAGAAACTTTACCTGTAAGAGAATACTTATCTGCCACACATCCAATAACATCCCTATCTTCTTCTGGCATCCTATCTTCAACACTTATCCACTTCATCACTATAACACTCCTATAAGCTGTATAAGTTTAGCAAAAAATAAAATAAGCGCAGATAGCATACCGACTATTAAACCCCAACCTAAAAAGATTAAAGACATTAAAGTATCTAGCCTCTTAGAACCAGCGTCGCCATAGGCTAAGGCTCCTCCGCTTATAACAATAAGAGCTACAGCTATCCATAAAAGAACTTCTATAAATATCATGCCTCTACCGCCTCCTTCGTATATAATAGAAATGGAACTACCTGTGTATCGCCGTGATGTATTACTGTCCGCCCCGACTTTATATACATACACTCTATCAAAGCTTCTTGTTCCTTACCGTACCGCATAGCCCGTATCGCAACCATAGGAGACTTGCCTTTGGGCAATCTAAAAAGACCTCCGGCAGACGCCCTATACCTAAAGTTGTAATAAGAACTGAGCTCAACTGGTATTGGTTTAGTGTGTTTCACTCCAGTTATCTCCTACATTATAGTCCCCATCTAAGGGACAGTTAAGTTCTAAAGACTCACCAGCCGCAACAATCGCCGCGACTCCTAGCTTACCGATCTCTTCTGCTATAGATTCATGAGCCTCGACTTGCCACTCGTCATGAACGTTAGCTACAAAACGTGCATCTAGCCCTTTCTCTTTGATCCAACCGTCGAAGATAACTAAAGCCTCTTTAAGAACAATAGCTCCGTCGCCTTGGAGTTTAGTATTAAGAGAAGAGTGTGCGGATCGTACATAGATCTTACGACCATCTAGCCCTTTAATGAATCCCTTTGAAGCTTCTCTTGATACTCGATCTTTAAACTTCTTAAATGGTGGAAGACTATCAAAGAAACGTCGTTTAAGTTCTTTTCCTGCCGCTCTACCTCGGTTAACCACTGACCCAATTTTTGCATCTCCGGCTCCGTATAAGAGCGCATAGATGAAAGTTTTAGCCTGATTTCTTGATTCAAGTCCTGCAAACTTTTGATTAGCGGTGTGTATGTCTCCGTTAAGGATTTCATTTATATACCCCTTGTCGTTCA